TAATAACGTACCTGATAAGCCCGAAATACTATATTCAATAGCAAGTGTATAGTTACCTTGACCGAATGTATTTAATATTTCATTCCAATCGCACGTTGCATAGAAGGCATTGATTTCATTTGGGAAAGTATTAATCTCGAATGTGCCTAAAACGTTGGCATCACAGTCTAATATCTGAAATTCTGCGGTATCTGCATCCGAAGCCAATTTTATCCAAAAAGACGTAAGGTCATTTTTCCAACTTTCCGCACTTGAGCCTAAAACAAGCTGTTCACAACAACAATCTTTGATGCCACGGTCTTGTTCAGTGAATGATTGCGGAAGTTTAATAGCAATGTATTCTCTAAATATACGGTCTTCAATACCACAATTAAGAATGATAGGTATACAATCAGCAGTCGTAAACTCGTCAAATATTGCTCCCATTTGAGTCCATACGGGCATACTTCCTAAAGGCGGACAAGGCGGCTCAGAAGATTTCCAAGCCGTTGCAACTGGAAAAGCAGGAGAGCCAAGACCTCCATAAGTAACTTCCCATTGACCACCTCCTGAAGGATTATAATACAGATAATAATCAACACTTAAATAAGTCCAAGTGTAATAATTCTCGCTGTTATAAGTGCCTGCAATATCTAACTCTACAACTGTAGAGGATAGCTCGTCACGGAGTCGAAATTCAATACGTATACATTCGCACGCCATAATTATAGTATCTCAGTTGTGTAGCCAATTTGCTCAAATGCTAAACTTGCGTACTTGTTAGCTGCATTAATGTCTTGTAATTCCGTATCTAAAATTTCAACTGTAAAACTACCTTGCTGAACATCTGTAAAGATAGGTTGGTTACTTTCATAAGTCAACTGACTTGCGTATGTTACAACTGCTATTTCAAGTGTTTTACCGTCTGCTCTAGCTGCGAATTCAAGTCTTGCATAGATGCTATTTAATGTTAACTCAGTACCTAAAATTGTGATACTCTTGTCTTTGTTTGATTTTATTAAAATTGCCATAATTTTGTTTTATACTATTGTTAAAATTCCTAAATTATTCCAAATATCGCCCGTTACAAGTCCACTTGATGAAGTAGGCAAACTTGCCGCATTCAATACTCCCGTGCCTTTAACAATAAATAGATTAGCAGTATTTGCTGAATTCCTTACTCTTAAAGCTAAATCAGTACTTAGATTTCCTTGTGCAAATATATCTAATTTGGCAGCAGGAGCCGTTGTTCCTAATCCTAAAAAACCATTTCTTTTCAATGACATTCTAGTTGTGTATGCTCCAACATCGGATGAAGCCGTATTGAATGCAATACCACCACCACCGCCTGATTCAACATCAGGAAATATTTGAGCTACATTTCCAGTATTTGCTCCGATTCCTTGTTGAAAATTAAACTCTATGCCTAAAGAATTGCCTAAAGCGTTGCTGTTAGATGTTAAAATAATTTTAGAAGCAGCATTCGACTGTGCAACTAAAGGAATAGCTGTATTTGGAGCAGTTGATGTTGTAGGTCTATTTATTGTAACAGTACCATTATAACTTGTGCTTGGCACTAAAGCCAATCTTCTAAATGAAGCTGTTAAAGAAGTAATATACCCAAATTGATTTGTATTATCATGTCCTATCTTGACTCTATTAACAGTTTCTTGAGAACTTGTACCTCCACCAATTTCAATTGCTTTATTTGTATTGTCCCAAAACAACCCCGAATCTGCTCCAAATGCACCCGCATTATTAAACTGAATTTGTCCAGTTGTTCCTGCAGGAGTGCCTCCGCTGGCAGTTGGAATATTTAAAGTATCTGCTATAAATGTAGCCGCACCACTTCCCGTAGTTGTTAATGTTATTTGATTCTGTTTACCGTTAAAAGTACTCCAATTAGCACTACTCAAAGCACCTCTATTCGTTGCGCTCGCTGTTGGTAAATTGAAAGTATGCGTATCTGTTGCCGAGTTAATAGCGAAGTCTGTTCCACTTGTTCCAACGGCTAAATATTGCGTTTGCTCAGTCAAGCCATTAATCGAAGATAAACCACTTGAAAAGGTAGTTATAACTTGACAAAGGTGTGAATTCTGAGTATGATTAATTATTGTTCGTCCCAAAACAGAATCAACAATGTACACTCTTAACGCTATTCTGTCAGTAGTTAACATAGCAGTTAAAGGTACAGCAACCGAAGTCAAATATAAATCAATAGCCGTTCCGCTTGTTATGCTTTCGGGTGCTGCTGAGTTATCAGCAATAGTTGTAAATGTTGCCCCGTCATATTTTAATATTTCTATGTAAAATTTAGGCACTCCACCGCTTGAACTAGCACTGAAAAACATCTCAAAGTTCCAATTTCCTGCAGGAATTTCCGTAACGTTTGGGTCTGAAACATCTGTAAGCCACTGACTAATTAAGCCGTTACCAGCAAGCGAGAAATCTACACCCGTGCCAATAACAGCCGTTTTACTCATCTGATAGTAAGTTGCTACACTGGCAGCCGTCCCGCCGTTTAGATAATAATTTACACTATTTCCACCGCCTCCACTCGTTGGGAACGTTGCAAGTGTTCCATCACCGCGAATATATTGATTAGCAAGTCCCGCAGCCGTTAAAGTAAGCGTTCCCGTTCCATCGGTTGGGCTTCCACCAACAATAAACGCAGCAGGAGCCGTTAAACTTATCGCAATGCCTGACAACATCGCAGCCTTAATTGTTGAGCCTAATATCTTCGCCGTTTGATAAACTGCACCGTCCCAATAGTCGATGTCGTAGTAGTCGTCATCACCATAAACAAAACGTTCTAAAGGATATTCGTGTATTTTTTGATTTGCCATAGTTAAGCTATTATTTTATTATCGTCATCAGTAGTTAATTTGTCTAAATCCGTTGTAGTGATTTTAAACATTGGAGATTCAAGCGAACAACCTTTTATTTTAGTTGTGAATTTCACACCGTTTGAAAGGTTAATTAGATCGGGGTTGAAAAAACACTCCATTTTTGCAAGTGTAGGAGTCGGAAAAGTAAGTTTACATTTCGTTTCACCAACTAAAGGAATCAATGGATTTGAAGGATTGTTGTCGTAATCAATAACCGTTGAACTTATAAATCGAGGGTTGCTTTCGGTTGGTTCGACTGTTATCATTCCCCACGTTACAGCATCGTCCCAAACCTCGCCACTAATAAGTGAATGAGTTGCAATAACACGCATTAATTGACCCTCTGTAACGATACCTACGTTCGTATTTGTTGCGTCAATATACAATTCTATGTTTTGAACAATTAACGGCTCTGAATCGTAGTCTTTATCAAGTACCGTATCTTCAAAAATGTACGCCAATCCGTCTTTTACTAACTCAATGTTTAAACGTAACTCCCAATCTCCTAAGTTATTGAAGTTGAACCAATTTTTAGTTTGCTCATTAGGGTAAAAATCAGCATCAGCATTGAGTTGTTGCAGCCAATATTCCCAACGTAATAAGAACGGAAAATATACCTTAATACCGTATTCGGTTAAAGTGTCGATTGTAGGCTCTAATTTTAAAGTAGCTATTCTTTTTGCACTTGTCGTTGGTAACGTGTTCTGAACGGTGTTAGATTGATTAATTATGTACTGACCGCCAACAAATGGAATAGTTGAAATGTTAAAGAAACAAGTATTTAAATCAAAACTTTCAAGCGTTGTAGGGTTGTAAGCCACTATTCGATACTCCATTGAATCGTAAGTAGCCCCATTTTCAAGTAAGAATTTACCACAAAAAGCAAGGTCATCCTCCGTATTTGCCTCGTAAGTTAATGCAGAATCAACTGACTCCATTGAGTTATCTGAATGGTCAATAAATATATTTTGAACAGGAATTAATGGTCCACCAACGGGCGGTGATTTACTCAGTTGGTCGTTAAATACTAATAAATTAAGATTACCGAATTTTACCCACAGTTTAAACAGCCTATCTCCATCTTCTAAGCCATCAAAGAACGTTGTAAATGAAGCGTTCGGAGTGAATGTAATATTCAATGTATTAACCGTGCCAACAGTCGTAATAGAATTCAATTCAAGCGTATAATTTGCGCCAAATTCATTCGTTTCAGATGTATAAGCTGTTGCAATAGTAGGAATAGTTGACCCTAAAACCATTGATATATCAGTCTGTGAGTAAGGTCTGTTTTTATAATAGTCTACGTTAACTGAATCGTAAGCCGCACCGAACCCATAATCAGAACTTGTCGAATCTATAATTACTTCAAAGGTTGTTGGTAAAGACCAATCTAAAGTATTTACGCCTTGAACAAGTGTAGCATCAACAACTCCAGTGTTAAATGGTTGGTCGAAATAACCAGTGTCGCCAGCTTCATTTAATAAAGATACTGACTTTGCGAACGGCTCACCTGCCAAAGAAGCCCATTCTAATTTAACGTATGCTTTTAAACATTCAGCGGTAAAAAACCACCCCGAATTCCGTATACCACTTTGAATAAATTCTAATTCAAGTAAAAAAGAACTTTCATTTGCAGAATAATCAGTTTGTCTTGTCAATTTACTACTTGTCAAATATTGACCTGACTTGTTAATTATTTCAACTCCATTAATAATACCAGCAGGAGCAAGCGTATCTGTTCCATCAAATTTTATTCGAGTACTTTCACCATCAATAAGCGAGAAAGGCATTCCTGCAGTTGAATTAAGCACGTGATTAAGTAATACTTCTAACGTTGCTCTTCTACGTGAAGTTACTGAAATGGTTACAAATTGCTGAGCTGTATTGTCATACCAATAATCTGCATTACTTAGCGTACAAATACTGCCATCTACATAGGTAATAGTTGCTGTAAACGTGTTAAAAAGTATACCATTGACATCGTAAATAATTATAGTTACCGTGTCGCCTGCTCTGAAACCCTCTTCAATCCAACTTTGTGAAGCAGAAGTAATTGTGTTTGTTGTCCAATCTAAAAATAATGGGTTTGTAAGCGAAGTAAATCGAATAGTTGTGTGTAAAGTTAGCGCAAGTTTTACCTTGTCGCCTGCATTCATTCTGTAATATCCAAGCGAATTTCCGAATATATCAGTATAAGATTTATTAAATATTTGTACTGGCATATTTGTTTTGAATTTCGTTTAGTGCTAAAATATTTCCGTCTTTTGCTGCTTTTAACGCCGCATTTATATCATTTTGAATAGGTAAAACAGCCTTTTGCTGTTCTTCGGTCAAGTCTTTCAATAAATTTTTGTTTAAATCGAGAAGTTTTTTAAGTGAATCACTCAAATTTTTATTCAATTCTTTAAATTGTTCTTCCATATTAAGCGTTTATTGTTAGTGTTGTAACCTTTCCACTAGCATAATTATCAGGTATTCTGTACGTAATTGTTGCTAAACTCTTTTCATCTATCCATTCAAGTTGAAGAATCTCACAATTTACGCCGTCAATCTCTGCATAATTATTATTTAGCAAAGTTACGAAATCTTCCTCCATTATTCTTAGTCTAACCGAACTTTTAATTTTCCAACTGTTTAATTGAATTTGATTTATGTAATGGTATTTGTCCCATAACGATTTTGCACTTACAAAAGTCTTGAAATTAGCGGGTTGTTTTCCTGCAACCGTATAGAGTAATTTAGTCACAGAAAAGAAGTTTTGACTAATAACCATAACACCCACACGTGCATCAATTTTAGGTGCTAAATTCGTACCTCCTCCGAATACTCCGCTCACTTCGTCAATTAATTCAAATAGTTTTTTAGCTTGCTTTTCAAGCCAGTTAAGCTCGTCTTTTCGTTGTCCTAAAGAAAACGGTGGTGACACGTCTTGAAGTCCCTTAATCGTTACTAAATCGGCATTAACAATGTTTACGGGCTCAGTACTAAATTCTGCGTCGTGAATATCATACAATTCATCCATCGTATTTAAATCCATCGAATCTAAAGTATAATGAATATAATAACGCTTCCAAACGTCCTCCGCATTATAGCTAAATTCATCTTGTCGGTCTGCTTGAATAACCATAGCAGGAACAACGTTCATAGAAGTAACATCCTGCCAAAAGTCCCTACGTTCAATTTGTACAACTCCATCAACAACTTTTGTACGTGCGTTAAATGTAGTTTCAACAGCCGTTATAAGACTTCCTAACGTGCTTACACTGTCACTTGAACTCGGAACACCTTTATTAAATGGAGCAACAAGGTCATCAGAAACGAATTTGAATATTCCTTTACGCCCTCGAACCAGGGGAACAGGAACAATAGTAAAATTTGTACTTGATAATAGAGTTGAATCTAACGTAAATCCTAAATATTGACAACCTTTTTCTATTAAATCTTTGACTTTACACGCTCCCAAATAACGAATTTTAGGAAAAATCAAGTTGAACATTTGAAGACCTAGATTAGTAACCGCCACCAATAACGCTGCAATGTAGATAACTTGCGCTAATATGTTAAGCACGTAGCTTATAATGTCACCAAGTCCAATCACGGGACCAGTTGCTCCAACAGACGGTGTGCCTGCTTGAACGCCTTGTGAGATCGTTGTCGCTAAATCTTTGATTGCAGAAATTAACGCCTGAGTCATCGTATAAAGTCCCAACGCTAAACTAATTGCTAACTCCGCTTGATTATCTTTTATAACTAAGTAAGGCACTTGAAAACGAGGAAAAACAACGCCTTTTTTAAGCATCAATTCAAACGATGTACCGTTGGCATCTTCAAAGAATTTATCTGCGGATTGTCTACGTAGAATTTTCAACTCACATTCGTAACTGCGGAAAATTGGCGCACTTGTCAAGTCAACATAATAGTTCAAACTTATACCGTTTGCCATCTGAACTCTATAAGGAATACCCTCAAATAAACCAAGCGTTGTAATGTGGTCTTTTACGATTCCGTAGGCTTCACGGGGCAAAATTATAGTGTCTACATTGATTTTAAGCACCTCGGGGTTATCTGTAAAGTCGGAAATTACCCCTATTTCTTCACGGTTGCGAGGCGTTATTTCAATCTCATTTAAAAAGTGTCTCATCTTCTAACTTTATAACGGTTGTAAGTAGTTGTATTTCCTTGTTTCGTACTCTTTACGATTTCCATAACTGACTGCGTAATTTCGCCTATACCGATGTTTGTTTCGGGCTTCATTTTAATAGCCTCCTTTAATTCTCGCATCTCATTAACAAGTATTGCAGTGTCAAAAGAGCTGCCTATTTGACTATTTGAGCGTATTATTTTACCGTTTTGATATTCATTCGCCATCTTTGCAAGTGCCTCATTCGATAAACCACCGATTTGCTCGTTAAGGCTTTTAGGTACTACTCGTTCGTTCGGGTGCAAAATAGCGTGAAATCCGCCCTTACCGTCAATACCGTTGCCATTTTTGCCAGTGTCCTCTGTACCATCGTGAAAAGTAGGCAAACTTGCGATAAATTGCTGTAATAACATTGTATCTTTTATAGTGTCAAGTAGTGGATGTTCAGAACCTCCCGCTACTTTGGCATTATAAGTTGAATAAACCAATTCCCCTAACTTAATTCTTTGCTGTTTTTTTAGCTCTTTTGCTTTCTGTGCATTGGCTTCATTTATGATTTTCTGCTGTTCTGCAAGACTTTCTTTAGCGTTAATGTTACCGTTTGCTGCTAGCGTTTGCAAGGTTGTATATTGCGTGTTTGCTGCTGCTATCTCCTTATCAATTTGCTCTATCTTTTTGTTTGATTGTGCAATAAAGAAATCTGCTGCTGCCTTTACTAACTCCTCTTCAGTTTTTTGGTTCTTTGCTTTTTGCTCTAATCTTTTTGTATCTAAATTTAGTATTTCTAATTCAGCTCTTTTTTCTAATTCAATACGCTCATTAATATTATCAGTTAACTTTAAATCAATTGCTAATTGTGCTTGTATTGATGCTATACGAGCGTTTTTAAGCTCTTCTTCTGCTTTTACAATAGCTTTAGTATTTCCGCTACCCTCCAATCTTTTAAGTGATAATTCAGCTTCTAAAACTCGTAAATCAGTAATAGATTTCGTTCTATTTACATCAATCATTTCAGCGGCTTTCATATCCTCAACTAATTGCATTGAAGCATTATGTCGCTCTTCTTTTAGTAGCCTTGTCGCCTCTCTTTGAGAATTAAGCCATTCTTCAGCATCCATTAAAGCAACAGTATTTTCTCTAACGGCTTTCGTATCTTTTGTTGTTTCTGCGCTGTGATTTGTAATTTTAATACTATAATCTTTAATTGCGTTTTCAGCTTTAATAGTGTTGACTTCGTTGTCAAAAAGCGCATCATTTAATTCAGTTTGTGTTTCTGTTAAATCCTTAACTACTTTTGCATTCCTTGTCATTTTTGAATTTAAAGCGTCCTGAATCTTTACAAATGGGTCTGTGTCAAACATACCTTTTTGACGTGCTCCATATTTATCAACTAATCCTGTTAATTCACTCCAATTTCCTTCTTTATCTTTTAAAAGAATTTCCATTCTATCGGAATCTTTTTTCGCTGCTGAAAATTGTTTATTGCTATATTTTATCCTTGTATCAATATTCTTTTTTGACTCTTCAAGAATCTTACGTTCTCTTTGCTCTTGTTCTAATTGTAATTTTTTAGCATCCTCTCCAAGTGCCTCACGTTTGCGAATTTCTTGGTCTAATAATTTTAATTTATTATCAACAATTTTCTTTTCTTTTGTTGCCGCTCCTTCTGCAATTTTAGCTCCTTGTTCAACAGAATTTTTATACATATCTTGCTGTCTACGAGCTTCAGCGTGTGCGCTTGCTAAATTATAAACCATTGCTACAAGTCCTGCGATAGCTGCTATAATTGCAATAATTGGCAGTGCTTTCATTGCCTTACCGAGTCCACTTGTAGCCACCGTTGCAGCCTCAGTAGCTACCGTTTGCGTAGTTGTAACCGTTGTATCCACAACCTTTGCACTTGTAAATAAGCCTAACTTTGAAGCAGCTGCCACAAATGAAGCTCTAACTTCCGTCATGGTATCCTTTAAAGCACCTAAGCCCTGCAAAGCCTCTGACATTGCGGCAAGTTGTTGTAATTTCAACATTGCAGCCATTGCGCTTTCACTTTCAACACCAAAAAAGCCTAACGCCCCCGTCATTCCTGCAAACGCATCAATACCAACTTTCCCTACTTTGGCTATTCCGTTACCTAAGTTTTCAACAGCAGAACCCGCAGTGGACTTAATAACGGCATTTGTGTCCATTATCGTATCTTTTAAGTTACCAGCATCAATTGACATTTGACGGAATCTAGGGTCGCTCGAATCCATATTTTGAAGAGCAACAGTCATTTCACGTAACTGCTGTTTAAGCCCTTTTGTCGCTTGTTCGTAATTACCTACATTTCTGAAACTATCACCGACTGTTTTATCAATAGATTTTAGTTCTGCATCTCCTGCTTGCGCCGCTGCTGTTACTTCTCGAAATTGTGTTTCAAGTGCTGCATAAGCCGCCGTATTTGTTCGTCCCGCTTTTTCAGAGGCTAACATTTGCGCTCCTAATTCCTTACTTTGATTCTTAAGGTCACGTGTGCTTGCTGCAAGTTGCTTATAAGTATCCATTTCAACCTTACTTGCTTGTGCTGCTTTCTGAGTTGCTTTTGCTTTGTCGTTTTCGCTTTTTGCTATTGCGTTATTCGTCTTAATTTGCTCCTGTGCTAACTTTTGTTTCTTGATTTCGATTTCTAAGAGTGCTTTATCAGCAGCAGCAACGTCCTTAGTAGCTTGCGCAAGTACTTTATCAATTTGTACGGCATCTGTTTTGGCTTTATTCGCCTTTTGAGTAGCAGCAACAAACGAATTTATGCCTTTTGTATTGCCGAAATCAGCAGTTGATAAGTCCTTTTTTAGGTTACCAGCAAGTTTTTTAACCTCCGCATCAATCTCTTGAAACGATAAAATAGTTTTTTCCGCACTTTGGCGAATACCTAAAAATATATCCTCCTCTTGAAATATATCACTTGCGCTTATTTTCTTTGCCATATTCTTCTATCAAATTAAAATATTCCTTTGTCGTTATTGCTTTTACATTTATCCAACTTCCCAACCATTTACTCAGATGAATTAATGATTGTTCGATTGTCACTCCACTACCTTTATTATTCAACATAGCGTCTAAATTCGCTATTTGCATCTCTATTTCTGTCAATTTAAAACGTTCTCTTGTCACAATATAATCAACTTCCAACAACGCTTTCTTCTTCATAGCGTTTAACAGCTTTTTGTACATATCTGATAGTCCATATTCAGCAATGTAACTATCATAAATCCTTTGCCACGCTTCAATATCTTCCTCTTCTGTGCCATTTTTATCTCTTCTAACGTACTCTAATTCGTTCGATGTACATTTTATCCAATTAAATAACGGAAGTTCATCAATAGCCTCGTAATAATCTGAGGCTTTCGGTATAGTATTTTTCTTTGAGCTCTTTAATAAGTTTGATTTTACTCTCGTCAGTAAGCCCAAGAATTTTATCCGTAAATCTTTCAAGTAAATCCGTGCCATCGTCTTTTATTCCGTCTGCATTAATAATTATACCATCAGGCAATACCTCCATCATAAACGATTTATAGAAGTCGCCAGTGTCTTTAAGTGTATAAGGTGTATTTGCCACCTTTTCGGGGTTAAATTCCATCTGTGTACGTACCGAATAAACACCGATAACTTGATTATCTTCGTTAACACCTTGTTCAAATAGTTGGTCAATACGTATAAAATCGAGTACTTTTGTCTTGAATTTCATATCTGAGAACACGTAAAACCATATTTCACGCTGAGAAAGTGCTTTACTACGATCCATCAAATCACCCAAAACAGTATCCATTAACCCCATTAGCACAAAGTTACAATAAAAAAAGGGTGCAACCGTAGCCACACCCTAATTTATCCTTTCTAAAGATAGTTATCACTTCTTAGTTGAACGCTTCTTAACCCCTTTATTCGCCAATTCAAACGCTACCTTAACCACGTTGGGCTTGATATGTTTGAACAACAAATAAGCGTCTTTTAACGACTTGTCAGTTAATTGCTCAACTGCAAATTGTGTGTTACCAACTTGAACGTACATTATACTTCAGTGTAAGATACTTCACCGTCAAAACCTGCTTTAGATACACTTAAAACCATTGCATCACCAGTTCCAGGAGTTGTATAAGTAGCAACGTATTCACCGATTGTACTCAAACTTTCAGTAACCGTTAAAGGCGTTACAGCAACCCCATTAGCCGTTAAAGTCCAATCAACAGAAAGTGCACCACTGTATGAAATCGGGTTTAAAGCCGTTCCATAATCAAGCGCAGCTGTGAAAGTCAAAGAACCTGCAGCAATAGTAACAGCTGTTAAATTCACATCAATAAGACCTGTTAAGTCATTGAAATTAATTCCTGCCTCAGTTGGTGTAATCATGTACATTGTAGACTCATCGAATAAACGATCAAAGTCAAATCCTAACATAATTTTTTGCGTAGTTGAATCAGTTGCAAATGTGAATGTCGGGTTGAAACTTGGATTATCAACAGCAATAGGATACAAAGCATCACCTACTTTAGAACCTACTAAATTACCGTTAATGTCAACGATATAAACACCGAAATCTACACAACGATTATTTTGAAGTTTACCCAACAATGTTGGAGTTGAATCATCTGCCCAAAGTTCACCTGCAAAACTTCTTTTACCTTGTCTAAGGAATACCATACGCCCACTGTTTGCCTCTTCGAATTGGCTATCAGCTTTAGGCATTTCAACGTTCTCGAAGTTTGGAAGTGGAAACCATCTTTTAGTTGCATCTACTTCGTTGATTAAATCCGCCCACGTTGGAAGTGGTGAAGTCAAATCAATAAAATTTGCTGTTCCATCTGCTCCAAACAAAGGGACCATTATTAACTTACTTGTTACGCTTTGAAGTGGTACGCAATTAGGTCTTCCCGTGTTGCTTAAGCCGCTTGCGCAATTACATCCTATACTCATAATTTTTGTTTTTTTAATTAATTAACATTTACAATTTTCCTTATACTTTGTGAGCGTAATTCTTAACTCTACCCCCGATAAATTTGCGTCTAAAATGTTTTGGAACATTCCGTTTTCTTGTTCAACTCCGAACCTCGTAAATTCGATAATCTCCCAATCTTCAATGGTTTTAAAATTTCTATTTCTGTTTATGGTCTCAATAAACTCCTTTGCGAGTTGCTCCATTGGGTAAACAACTTGCGTAATATGGTCAGCAGTGTAATAATTAGCTACATCGGTCTCATCTAAGAAGAAGATACGCACTGAACTTTCAATGTCGATAGTGCTTTCACGCCCAAACTGTTTATAATTCAAAGAACCAAGCAGCCAAATAATTGGCGTTTTAGCCGTGACATCGTTACTTAAGATTGTCCATTCTCTGTTGGTTGCCTTTTTAGTTCCGTGAATAAAAAACGGTTGTGGTAAATTAATTACACCGTCCAAATCTATCAAATCAACATTTTGACCTACTAGATAATTATTCTCATCAATTTCAGTGATTAAAAACTCGTCACCATTTGAATTAGTAACTTTCTTCCCTACACGTGCCCATTTAGTATTACAACTTAATGTTTTATCAACATCAAATGTTCCATCAATAGTTGAATCCATCTGAGAAACAACATTAGCAATAATAGTTGATAGTTCATTGATCATATCCAATAAGCTGTTTGTTTCTGAAAACCATTAAAAGTGTTGAAGTGACCTTTTCCAATATACGTTACCGTAAACGTTCCAAGTCCATCGCCACCCGTAACCGTTACTACTTCGTTAAGTTGATAATTGCTACCTGCTGCGTTAACTGTTCCTGACTCGATTAAACTACCATCTGTTAAAATATCAAGCGTCAACCCACTACCAAACGTAGCTGTAGTTGGAACGTTCAAAGCATCTACATAAGTACTCCCTGCATTCAATAGCTCAACTGTGACCGCTTGACCCGTTACAATAGTCATATTTACTTGTATGTACGTTTGAATAGCCTTGTAACTTCGAATCGCTTCGTTATAACGTGCATAAATCATTGAGTAAAGCGTGCTTACTGGCTCTGAATTTTCACTAATTGGTCGAACATTTCCGTACGGAGTCATTTGATTAATCAAATCTTTCGAGTATTCAAAGTAAATAAAGCCTTTCAACATCTCTTTTATACCATCTGAAATAATCAACTGTCTAAACGTTAAATTCTCATAGAACGGATTAAACACCTTTAGAAAGTTAGGCGACTGTGGCACGTTTGCCAACAAATCATCTGCGAATTCAGTGTATAAATTAGCTCCGAATAGTTCGATTAAATAGCGTTTTTCGTACTTGTCGATGTAGTCCTGCAATTTAACAGTGTCATACATACCAGTACTAAGTTGATATTTGCCCGTGAAATCAGAAATAGTTACAATCATTACTTATTTTTTTAGTTTTCCGAAACCTCTTTTCAAGAATTGCTTAAGCATCTCACCGCTAATTTTGAATATTGCGCCCTTCGGCAAGTGCTTTGATTGTCCGTTACCTTCAAATTCATAAATCACTTTGTCATCAAATTCAATTGTTGCTCTAACACCTTCACTATCCTTTTCATAATGCACATCAATAATTCGAGTATCCAGGTCTATTTCTGTTCCTGTAACGTCTCTTTTCACTGTTATTTCGGCATCGTTAACGTTTAATTTAACGTTTAAATCCTTTTTTTTACGAGTCTTTCTTTCCATTGTGCAAATTTAAAAGGGGGGTTAAGAACTCAACCCCCGTTATTTTTTAATTATGGTGCAACTTCTAAAGCAGCAATTGCAGTAGCGATATTTCCGTCAACGAATGCAGGATAGTCGTTCTCCTTAACATATTGAACTAATCTAGCTTCAGCAAGAATTGTAACCATATTACGTTGGAAATCGTCATTTACATAACCAACTTGTACATTCATTGCCTCACGCATTCTTACGTTAGATTTTGTGAAATCACCTACTAAGAAAGTACCTGCAACCATATTAGTAGTTGGAACAACGATCAAGTTTGCAACCTTATTAACGTCCATCAAGAACATTGGATAAGTATACTCACCTGCAGTAGTTTTAGTCAATTGCATAGCAGCAATATCAGCAGGGTGTAAAACAACGTGCGTAGGCTCAAAGTTAGCACCTTGAATTTGTGAAATAGCTACTCTAATAACATCAGAAATATTAGGTTTCACTACACTAGCAGCAAATGTACCAGCTGAGAAAGTAACTGAATTAGTCAAGATACCATTGATACCACCAACAGCACCGTTCAATAACGCCGCTTCGATAGCCTGGTCAATTGAAGCCATTAAGTCAGTATTGATTTCCGATTGAACAAAAGATAAATCAGCAAGCATTTCCTTAGAAATCTTTACAGTACCTGCGATTTTCTTAACCTCTTCTGAAATCTCTTCGTAAGATGGTTGTCCTGAAATTTTACTACCTGCTTCGTCTACCCATTCAGAAACAGTTTGAACTTTTTGAGAGATATAAGTAACAAACTTTGAGTTAGTGATACCCATATTAACGATGTCACGAATCTTGATTATCGGACGAGCAATTTTAGATACTCCCGCCTCCAATGTAGACAATGCGATGTTACCAGTGTAATCACCATCGATAGTTGTATCATAAAGAGCTTTAGTTTCAAGACTCATCATACCGCCTTTTTCAGCAGTTTCCTTGATTTTGTCGATGTTAGAAACATACGCTTGAGAGATTGCCTCCCCTAATGAACGTGGTTTACGCTCAGATTTGAAACCTTTTTCTGAGATTGCTTCCATTTTACCCTCGAATCTAGCTATTGCTTTCTCGATTTCTTGACTCTTAACCTCTAATGCTTTTAGAGCGTCTACATCATTCTTAAGACCGTCAAAGTCTCCTTTAGTTGGCATTGTAGCCAAAGTTGCATTGAACTTTTCGTTGATTTTTTCAACTACTTGTTCTGGTGTTAAATTTTCCATACTTTTTTTTTGTTTTTAGTTAAAATTTGTTTATTACTTCACTCCAATTGAATGACTCAACTACTGTTATTGGCTCGATAATAGGCGAATGTTCTTTAACAAACGGTTCACTTTTTGCGAGTATAAGCATTTGACTATTCAAATATTTTAATTTCATTTCCATTTCATAAAGGCGTTCATCACTTCCCTTACCATTTGCGAGACCTTTAATAAGCAAATCAATATCATTCGAGATTTTAACCGCCTTATCAATCTTATCTTCGCTTTTCATTACGTCAACTACATTTGTTTCACTATTAGCTCCAAACGTTACAGCAGAACCTTCATACAACTTAAGTTCTGAAATCATCCAATAACCTTGAGCGGGCGCATTAACGTCGTCAATCCACTTCATCTTATCCTGTATGTACTGAAACCCGATTGAATGTTCACGAATAATACCGTCGTTGTAATCATTCCAAGCGTCCTCACCGATTTGACTATTGCCTAACTGACTAATCGCAAACAATCCGTAATCATCCTCTTGAAGCGTTAAAAACTTTCCGATAGGTTTTTCCCAATCGTGCCAACGCAAATTAGCGATTTTACGATTAGAAGAACTTTCAGGACCACGTTCTTGTATTGACTTGGTAAACGCCCCTTTTTTAATCATATCGTTATCTGAGTCTATATTATCGAACTTAGCTAAGTATATTGCTACTTGTCTCTTATCGGAGCTTATGTCCTTTATTTCGGCAGCCCCTTTTGTTTGGTATGTGTTTGATTTCATAATTAAAACGTTTGTGGTGTTTGTGGATTTTCAGGAGTTGCGGTTATCATTGATTCAGCAACAATACGGTCATATCCATAATAATTTACCAAAGTATTAACCGCAATTTCATTAGTCATTTGTCCTGTTGCAACAGCTGTATTAAGTGAAATAATACCATTTAAACCTCCGACTGTTCCTCTCAATTCTGTTTGTGCTTGAATAAGTCCGTTTTGTTGCGCTTGTGCCTTGTCAATAGGTTCTAAAGTATAGCCAAATTCAGCAGCATATTGTTCCTTAGTGATAACACCATCTGTTAATAATAGGTTATAGGCAGTCACTTTCTCAGTTAACGCTTGATATTCTGCCAATTCGTCATCTTGTAGTACCGGCAAATGGTCGAAACAAGCCTCTATGCGTATGCCCTCTTTGTCCAATCCTAATTGGTGACAAATTGAATCATACATTTGCTGCGTTTCAGGAATAATTGTATCTGTGTAAACCATACGAATTGAATCCTTAACGTTGCTGAACGTGCTACCTTTTTCACTTGAGAATAAGTTAGCATTCATTCCGTAAGCATCTATAATAGCCATTTTGTCAGCGTTAAGCTCTTCAAATAGCATTAAATCTCTTGTAGGATATGACATCGATTGCCAATTAACTTGACTCTCAGTAATGATTATTTCGTCTTTTGAACGGTTAAACCAATCCTTTTGAATCTCTCTTTTCTCTTCTGGAGTCATTGGTATTGCTCCACCTATATCACTATTTTGAGCAGATAAAATACCGATTGCACCTATATTTTCTAATAGTACGTTTCGCTTATGGTAACTTGCCTTGATGTTCGATAAAGGATATTTCAGCGCATCGATTCGGCTTGTGGGTTTGATTATGTTCATTCCGTCTGTAGTAGTTAAATAAATAACATCTTCTACTGCCAAAGATTCGATTTCGTTGTCGTCGTACTCAAACTTATAACCTTCAATAAGACCGTTTACGTCCATTTGTTTAAGCGTTTTACCACTCGTTTGAATTTGGATTTTGTTAGAAGGTAGCGGTACGAATAAGTTTCTTTGATTAAAAGTTCTTAAAGGGCAAAAGGCGAACGCATTTGAATACAACGCATCGTTAACCGATAGCGAATAAACAACATCTGACCAACTTTGAACGGGGTTTGGTCGATTAACCATATCTAAAAACCAATGCTCCGTGATTTCAACGTTATCTTTATCGTATAACTTCGGAATATTCGAACTCATCATTGAGGCACGCTTATCAATAACGGCTCTGAACTCTGGAATCGTTAGAAACCACTCCCAAGCGTTGTTAGTGTCAATCCAAATGGCGTTTTTTACACCCCACACTTGGTTCTGTATAGGCTTTAAGCGGTTGAATTGGTTTATGAATCTGTTTTGTTGACCGCTGTTAACGCCAAAAAACGATTCCCAAAAATTTATCTCCATCTGAATTGATTAGAATTTAAGCAAAGTTAAGACAATTTTTTAAACATTGATTGAACAAATATAGATAATCCACTTAAGCAGTCAGGAGCGTCGTCGTTTTTGTTCTTACCCTCCTTGCTAAATGATAGTACATTTTGGATAAATAGCTCGCTTTGATTGTCACCATTACGTATAAAAATCATTGAATTCATTACGTGAGCACTTGCCATTATTATGCGTGTTATCTTATTTTGCGTGTTATGTACTTGTAATATTTTTGTCCGTGTTTGCGTCTGTAGTTGTCTACTGAACATTGCGCCCATACTATTCGACTCTACCCTACAATAACTTACGTTCCATTTATCCAACATCGCAGCCGTTTGAGGTATCGTTATATCGGTATTATCTCGAGTCATTAAATAGTCCACAATAAACAGCTGTTTCTTCACAATTGCGCAAATTGCAACTGACGTATAATCAGTACCTTGGTCACTAACGTCCACGTAGCCAAGACAACCCTCAATAGGGTTAGATTTCGTGATTTCGGCAAACTCCTCTTTTGATAAGAAATTAAGGTTATTAAACAACCGTCCTTTCATGTCAACGGGCTGTTGTTGGTATTCAGCTTCCCATATTTCAGGAGCTGTACGTTTCTTTTTTTCGATATATTCGGCTGTTGTTAGCACGTCCTCGCAAAATGACTCCCCTTGGTCATTCATAGCACTAACAATAATTGACTTGTCGTATATCTTTGACTCAATATTGCGGCCTATAACGTCGTTTAAAGACCAACGTGTACCTATATCAATCCTGGCGCATCCACTCTCAAATCGTGAATCGTGTGTTGATTCCTTCCATTGATTGATTCTATCGTTCACAGTGTCACTTAGTGCATCTTCAATGCCTCGATATAAATCATCTGTTATCGCAACGTTACTTGCTCCAAACCCGATAATAGTACCACCAACACCCGCACCAAAGTAACCTACTTGCTTACTTGTGTTAGTATTCCACCCTTGTAGATTCGATTTATCATCTGATAGGCTTACATTGGGGAATATTGAACGGTATTTGTCACTTTTCACTATTGCTCTAACGTCATAACTGAACTTTAAGAACAATGTAGCCGTGCAAGTGTTACGCATTACACTCTTAGTCGGATTTCTTCCGATTGTCCACGCACAGAATAACGAAGTGATATACGATTTACCAGCTCTTGGTGGCATTGAAACAGATAAACTTTTGATTATTTTCTCTTCAATCTCTTGAAAGGCATCCGCTATTTCTTTGAGGAACGGTCTATTTACGAAAAAAGTACGGTCATAAGCCAAACAAAACTCCCATAGTGAGCGTCTTGAAAGCTCATTTCTAAGCATTCGTTTAGCGTATTCCTTACGTTCATTCATCTTCCTTTAATAAGTCCCTTAATTCGTCCGTTGTAAGGTTTGAGAGGTCTATTTCAGTGTTCGTTTGCTCGATTTGTTGAACGGGTGCGCCATATCCTGAGTCCATCAATGCTTTGTATGCGTTAGTGTCGCCATCCCTTGCCTTTTTTATTTGCGCTAAAGTCATCAAATCTTCTTGACTTAACGTTTCATTGTCGCCAGTCAATGGATTCTTTAAGTTTTGATTTACCTCTAACCATTTCCGAGCGATTGTGCTTCGATTCTTTGCGCCTTTTGGTCTTCCGTTTGGGTTTCCGCTTTCGCCTTGCTTAAATGGTATTAAATCTTCTTTACTCATGATATTTTTGTTCTGTATTTGTTCTGTATTTGTTCTGTTTTTTTTATTATATTTGTCAAACAAATGCGATATTAGTGTAATGGTTACATACTTAACATTCCAGTTGAGAGTTGGAGTTCGAATCTACCATATCGCTCAAATTAATAACCTTACGTTCTTGTAGGGTTATTTTTTTTCCTTTATACATACCTGCTCCCATTTCATCTATTTTGCTAAATGGTAATATAGGAACGGTTAATTTGCTATTCCTATCAATTAAATATATATATCTAATTTGGAATCCGTTTAACTTTTTACCTCCATTATCTTTTATCCAATTTGTTCCGCTTTTACCGTTACTTTCTTTTGTTCTATGCGCTGAACTAGTTAAACTACAAACTACTTCGCCATTTGGCATTTGATACGTGCTTGTGTTTTTATTAACGCCTATTAATTGAAACCCACTTGCTCTATAAATTGTCCCATCACCGCACAAATTACCGTCTGAAAAACTTAATATCCATTTTATTTGGGGCGCATTTTTTTTAATTAATTTTATTGATATTGCTATACATCTACTTTCTGAATATTTAGGTAAATAGTCATCAAAAGCCATTCTATTCAATTCTATTACTTCATTCCATTTCGTGTTTTCAACATAATGAATAACTTTTGATTTTACCATTGGGCTTCCATAACTCATCACACCATGTAACTCATTATCTAAAAAACAACCAAAATGTAAATTACTATTTGGAACTACTTTACCGCTATAATGATGTTTCTTTACAAACTCATTAGCAATTTTTGAAGGTATTACTTTAACAATTATTTCCTTTGCCCTGCCCATTGCATAATAATTAAATAAAGAGCGTTTCCGTTCGTGTTTTCATTTCCCATTGTTTCAGTATATTTATACTCTTCGGTTGTTTTAATGTCTGCCATTGCGTTTTTAATCTGTTCCGCTTGTTCATCTGCAAGGGTGAAAGTCATTTGTTGAAACGGCGCTTTGTCTCCATCAGGTAAACTAAATTCAGTTCCTAATTCATCAGCGTTTAAATCAAAGCCGGGCAAATCCAATCCCCAATCCTCTAATTTTTCGGTGTCCCATTCATTCGCTAATTCACTCCAATCCCATTCTCCAAACCCTACGTTATCTTTAACTATGAATTCGTGTTTTTGTTCCTCTGTCAGGTCGTTTGCTTTGATTATAAACACTTCCTTTAATCCAGCCTCAATACACGCTTTAAAACGCATATTTCCGCCTAAAATGATATTGTTTTCATCAACTACAATCGGTCTTATTTCCAACATTTGCGGAAAATCTTTTATTGATTGAACCAATTTGACAAACTTATCATTTTTGATAATTCTGGGGTTTGATTTATTCGGTATTACTTCCTTAATGGTTACTTTTTGTGTTATCATTTTTTCGTGTTTCTGTAAGGTACTATTTTATTCAATAAATCCTTTCGTTTTCCGCAGTTGCACGTCTTAATAACGCTCTTTACTACTTTGGCTATTCCTGTTGCTTCGAGGATGTTCTCTACTGAGTCACCTAGCCCGATTGGATTCTTATTCAACCCCATTTAGATGAATAATCTTATTGTCCAATAAATGCCTAAAATCACTCCTAATGACAATACACGTGTGAATGAAGATGCCATCTCTTTTTGACCTTCAAACCACGTTGTTATTTTTGATTGTTGTAACCACGGCAAAAAGAATAACATTGCTCTATCAATAAAGAAGATTATTCCAAATATTGGTAGCAAGGTTATTCCTAACGCTACTTTTAGTTTTTTGTTCATAATTGTTCGTTTTAATGTTAAAAATACGCACAAAGGTTATATCTCTACTTCCCTTGTGCGCTACAAAACCTAAACACTAGTCAATGCAAAGGTATTAATTTTCGTTTGAATAACGTAAAAAATAAATATAGTGCAAATGTCCGATTGATTTAGTGGTTAATATTCCTATTTCGTGTTTTCGTAGTTCCTGTTTCAATTTCCAAATGTTAATGCTTTTTTGCACGCATATTGTTGGTATAGCATCCGTTTTAAAGCCTATCGAGTAACCTATCAAGGCTTCTTTATACTTTACGGTTATTATCGTTGCTAGCAACTCTTCGGTCGGTATTCCATTTAGATATTTAGCGCATTTTTCCACGTGTTTTTTGCGAAAGATAATGAATAAATTGATAACAAAGTATAAGCGGCATTGAAAAACGCCCGCCTATACGATAGTTATGGTAAAGTGGCTGATTTGAGTTATCTGCGAGGTAATTAATACACCAACAGCTTATCTTATCTAAATAGTTCCGAGAAACTAACGCCACCTATCCCATAACAGCAAGTAAAAGAAATTAAGGAGTTTCGTTCTTCGATTCAAGTTCTTTTCTACAAAAAGTTAAAGCACGTTCTAATACTTCAAGGCTTTCAATATTTGCAAATAACAATCTAACATAATCTTTTGATTCAGTTTCTAAATCTAAATCTTGACCTATATTGTTTTTATCACTTAATATTGAAAGGTCTATGAATGGAAATTTGTGTTTTTCTTCTAATGTATTTTTATCAGAAAAAGTAATTCTACCTGATTTCACACCCACAATACCAAATCCAAATTCGTAAACTTTCAAGTATTTTATTATTTTAACTTTTTGTGTTTCTTTTTTCATCTTTCGTTATTTTTTAATTAGTTCCTTAACTTCTTTTACTTGCCTACCGTTATAAATCATTTCGATTCTAAATAATTGTAGTAACTTCTCTTCCCGTTACTTAAGGATTTATCGTTTGCTGAGTCGATTGGGTCTAAATAGTAGTAAACCTTCTTTTCTATCCGTGTTTTTATCACCTTTTTTTCGGGCTTCAATATCCAAAATACTGCGAATACTTGCGCACAAATTACGATAAACACTCCGATTTTAAATATTGCTAGTTTCATAATCTAATAGATATTTGCCTATTTTCTCTAGTGTTGTCGTGTGAAGACCTTTAGTCGTGTTTTCAGCGTTTAAATATAGCCAAATTTGATTTTGACTCAATCCTGCATCTCTTGAAAACTTCGCTAATGTGATATTTTCAGTGAGTAAATGGAGCTGTATCATTTCCCTTGCTAAGCTGTTAACTTTAGATAGTTGTTTTGCTGTCATTCTTTCGTGTTTTTAAATGTTTCATTGTAGTATTTTTCAAATTCTTTTTTATGGAATGATAAACTATTTTCTCCATTCACATAATTAGTTTTAATGTATTCCCACATCTGTTGCTTTTCCATTTCTTTGGCTTTTTGCAATAGCTCTTCAAACTTTTGATTTGTTATCAATTTCCCCCCTTTGATTTCTCCTGCTATCCATTCTACCGCTGTCATAATTTTATTTTTAAAGGTTAGTATCCATTTATTTCACCCCAACTTGGGTAATCTTTTTCATTTTCTTTGTCTAATTCATCAATTTCTTTATCTGTTAAAATAGTCTTGTTATTTTTAAAACCATTCATCAATTTTAAAATTGAAGTTTTCAAGTTATTATCATTTACAATTTCTGTAAATTCTTTTGCATCTTTTGTGGCTTTGTTGTAATATTCTATTGCCGTCATTTTTTCGTGTTTTTAAAGGTTTCGTTTTAAACTTTCAAGTCTTGAAAATACTCGTATTATACTTGAATCATTACCATAAATTCGAAGCATTTCTAATACTGATTCATTCTCTTCTATTTGTGCTTTTAATTTTTCTTGCTTTTTTTCTGTATTTTCAATCTTTATTGTGGTCTTTCATCGGCTGTTGGCTCCTCGTTCATGTTCTTTCGATAACTGTTTACGTGACATTATATTATTATTACTCGTCTACGACTTACAGACCTATTAATTAAAAAGGAAAATTGTCGTTTTCAACCGTGTTTTGTATTAGCACGTTTGTCACAGCGTTATTCAAGTCTAAAACGTCCAACTTCCAACCTTCCAAAGTATTAAAACACGTCTCAACACCTGCTGCATTCGTCCATAAACGCCCTTTAATATTGATTTCTATACCTACCTTATTACCTACTGCTAAATTCTGTAGCAAGGCACACTTGTCATTTACAAACTGAATTGATAAATATTGCTTGTATGGTCCTTCATCTACTTCTAAAATAACATCTTGTTTAGTGAATTTCTCACTCTTAACCTCTTTTGTGCCAATTTTGTACACTAACCCTTCAATTTTCATAATCTATTTTTTAACTGTTGATAATATTCACGTGCAACCTCTACACGTTCTTTAATTTTCTCTTGTGCGGCTTCGTCTTTTTGTACGATAAATCTTTTAACCCTTAATTCATCCGGTATGTGGTCGAAATTATGCATCTTTTGTACAGCATCTCGAACTTCCAAATCCTCTTCTATTAAATTTAACTTCCAATGCTGGCGACGTATCTCATCTTCTACAATCAATAACGGCGTGTTCATCAAACAGTATACAAGTTCGCTTGTATCGTGTCCTGTAAGCTGCATATAACCTTGCAATTGATAGTAATAATCTTTGTTTTTAAGCGTTTCGTCAAATAAAGGAAATGTACTACCGTTCCAAGAACATTTTATATCCGCAAGTAAGGAATCAGTATTAATGTCCGGCTCGCCCGTTATCCAATCGTTATTAAACCTGGTCTCATTTTTAACTACGAAATCCCAATTTAATACCTCTGAGGCAAACTGAATAGCTTCGTCCTCCATCTCCAAGCCTTTATCAGTATATCGGCTAGAAAACTCCTTATAAATACCCAGTTCACGCTCTTTGAATAAGTCTTGAATATAACTCTTTGCCGTTTCTGACAATGTTTCGCTTTTTGTTCGTGAGTCCGTCATCAGCTTTCCAAGTGACGAACATCTAAATAGTAACTCTTTCATAACAATTTCAATGCTGATTTTTGCAAATCGGTTAACTCAAATTTAAATAAATCTTCTTTTTTCGCCTTTCCGTCATTTACTGCGATAATAGCCTTTTCAAAACGTTCGTTTGATATCGGTTGTTTAACTACTTTTGCAGCTTCATTTCCATCGTCATCAACAGCTTGCATTGATAATAGTGATTGTAAAGTACCTCTTCGATAATAAGTTATGGAAGCGATTAATTTCTGAGGGTCTGTAATCTCAGGAAGTTTTAAAATGCTTTCGATTTTGTTTCCGTTTTCAATATCTATTATCTGAGTACACACACAGCCCTCTAAAATAGGTTGTAAGAGTATTAAACCATATTTTAATAGGATTGGTTCGGTTGCTTCTAAAATAGCGTTTAAATCGGCATATTTTGATTTAAAGAAAGGATTGTTACTTCCTTTCGTAACTTTTCCGATTTCCTGCTTAGCTAAATGTAGCTTGTGGTAAATTCCATTTGGTTTTGGTAAATCAATTAAATTGTCTACTTCTTTAACTGCGTTTTGCTTTGAGATTTCCAAGTAATCTTCAAAACTTAATTTTTCTTCTGTACTCATTTGACTTGTTTTAGTTTTGTTTTACAAATATAAACTTTCTTTTTATATAAACAACTATTATTTTAATTTATTTTTATAAATGTTGATTATTTCTTTTAATTCATCAATGCTATACTTCTTTTCAGCGTGTGCAATACTATCTAAATATTCGAGTTTTGCTATTCCGTATTTTCGTATAAATCCAATTCTGTAATTATTCGGGTCTCCGCTTAAATCTTTGTTGCAAGGTCTAGAACATTGACTATTTACATTAAGTTCATTAAATCGCACGTTTGCGTGTCCTCCTGCGCTCCATAGGTGACCTGCGTCACAATTACCCTCTTTAATTGCTTTACCACAGCTTATACAATTCAATCCTTCGTCTCTTTGTCTTATCCACTTATTAAAGACCTGTTGAGCAATTTTAAGATAGTCTTGTAAAGTAAGCATATCTTTTTTCAGTTTCGATTTTCTTTCGCTCCATTCCTTTGAGTCGCTTTTTTTCTTTTGTTCGAGTTTTTGTAGGGCTTCAATTAGCTTACAGTCGCTGTTCCAGCAATATTTTTCTAAAGTTGAAAATCTCGGTTCAAATGGTTCTCGGCATTCCTTGCACTTTTTGCTCATATTAAAATAGTTTTTGTTGTATTCCTATGTTTCTTTTTATACCCCATTGTGAAGCCATTGCTTCTGCTATTCCTGGAAACGTTTTACTTCTTAATGTTCGTCTTTCTTCTTTATTATAGCCGTGTTTCATAAAAGCGTCAGCATACCACTGCGGCTGTTTTTTTATTTTACCCGTTTTTTTATCAGTCCATTCGAAAAATTCTCCTTTACCAACTATTTTTGTAGGTTGTAAGTGAGGTAAATTCTTTAACCATAAACAAGTACTTTTTTGAGCTTCATCTCCAAACATCCAAGGTTGTATTATTTGGTCTGGTTCTCTAATAAAAGAACTAATTACTGATACAGGATTTTCAATACAAATTCGGTCAATATCTACATCCATCAATTTATGAACAAATTCCAAAGCATCCATTTGATTGTTCCATCTTTCTTCATTTCTGCTACCATCTTTATTATACATCCATCCAGCACCACTAACTGATAAAAAAGTGCAAGGAGGATGAAATATTCCAACATCAAATCTTTCTTCACGTTCTAAAACATCAAATATAGATTCTTGAAAATGCCATTCAGGATGACCACCACTGCAAGGAAGTAAATCACAACTAAATGCTTCAATACCTATTTTTCTAAACGCTTTTGTAACAGCCTGACTTTCTTCACATCCTATAATAACTCTCATATCCCAGTCATTAAATTAGCGTTTATTTCCTTTAATTTTTCCATCTCAAATCTTAACTCCATATTTTCCTTATGGAAGTTGAAATTCATCTTTTGCAATGTATCGAATTCTTTGCTTTGTTGTTTAAATATTAAAAATGTTTCATTCATTTGGCGAAGGTGTTTTTCCATTCCTTGAATAAATACTTTTCGTTCAGGGTTCTTTTCCCTCAATTCATCAACAGTAAATTTCAACGATTCGATTATTGCTACTATGTTTGTTTGGGCAATTATTACGTCTAAATATTCCATAATTTTTATTTAAAAAGGTAAATTTTGATTGTTCAAAGTGTGATAAGATTCTGAAAAACTTTTTAATTCATTGACTGATTTTTGATTGTGGTTTTTTCTATCTGCATAAATTTCTTTATTTGAATAGTCTTTAATGTAATATTGGTATTTTTCAATATTAAGAAACATTTTGTAAGTTCCGTTTTTACTCACTCCTTTTGGTTTGGATTTCGCTATCCTAACGTGAAGTTCATTTTCAGCAAAATAACCGCTTTCATTCTCTGCTATTCCTGCTGGAGGTCTCCAAAGTGTTATCATTAATAAACCTTTTCTAAACCATACTTGACCGCCTGCTAAATCTCTTGCGCTTGGTGCAGGGTAATATGTTACTCCGTCTTTTGTTACTGGTTGCTGGTCCCGAACGTGTGTTATAATACAATTATGTCGGTTCTTTTTTCGGGCGTTTTTACGTGCATATCCTAAAATTCTGCTTAAATATTTATCTTCACGTCCCAAATCATTTGGCTCAAATTGCTCTGTAAGTTCATTCCAAGGGTCAATTGTCGTTGTGTGAATCGTTATATTCAAATCATTTTCGATATTATCAACTATTTTATAAAATTCTGTTACTATTAAATCTTCATCTATTGGGTCAATAACGATAAAATGTTCGTTTATAAAATATTCAGCTTTTGCCCGTTCACTTTCTGTCATTGAATTTTCTCCGTTAACGTATTTTTTTCCTATGTATTTATGACAAAGTTCTGAAAATATATCTTTTGAGTCGCCAGTCTCAGGAGAATAAACTACGTGGTTCCATCCGTGCAAACAACTTAAATTGATTAATATTTCAAACCACCATTCCGTTTTTCCACTTGCAGGAGCAGCTCCTATAAAAGTTGTACATTTCAGTTTTATAGTCAGTGGCAATTGTTCCCAACTCCATCCCATATCTTTGCCTCTTTCAACTCCATTTGTTCTGAAATGGTCTAATTCGGTCTTTACGTTTTCAAGTCTTTTATACATCAGTCAATTATTCTATTGTGAAATGCATAAATAATTTTATTTTGTTTTGTAACGTTAGAATATTTATCTAAGGTTTCAGCTCTACTAAAAAACTCTGGAGTGCAATATTGGTAATTTTGTTCTTTATGGTAATCATTTATTTTACAATTATTAATAGCGTCCATTATTTGGTCTTTTGTATAACCATCTTTTAAACGAGCTTCATAACTTGAACGTACTTTTTTATTAATCAATTTGAAATCTCTACTAAATTCTCTATTCAACGTCTCAAGCAACGCTTGATAATCTATTTTATTTATTACATTAACAGTTACAGTATCATTTACAGTTACATTAACAGTTGAATTTGTTGAGCTTTGTTGAACAAAATCAACATTTGTTAAATTTGTTGAGCTTTGTTGACTTTCTTTTAATAATCTTCTAGCTTCTGCACTTGCTTTTCCTGCGGTGCTTCTAACACCTTTGGTTGCTAACCACTTTATTAAATCACGTTTCATCTGTAATTTAATAGGCTCAAATGCAAGTAAAACTAAAGGGTCGTTATTGATTGGATTCTCATCATTAACGTATGCAAAAATATGTTTTAATAGTATTCCTGCCTTATCATCTGGCAGCATTTCAATAATTGAACGTTGGTCTGAATACAAAACGAATGATTTTTTATCTTCAGCCATGATTTAAAGATTTACTTTGTATTTAACTATAACAAGACCTGTTTTATCAATTCTTAACTCTTGAAATACAAATTCAAAAATACCATTCATGTATTCAATTTCTATTGATTCAGTATAAGAGTCTAAATTATAGACAATACTTTCTAATTCTGATAAAATTGAAAATGGTTTATCAATTCCTACGTGAAAAAACTCTTTCAAGTTTATTACAATAATTCTTTTTTTCATAAGTAATAATTTTATAAAATGCAAAAAGCCCCTATCTTCAAAGTGTGCAGACTTCTCAGATAAGAGCTTAAATAGTTTCTTTATGTTCCTGCACGAACGTGTACAAATATACAAATAATATCTAATTAAATAGCAATTGGAAAAGATTTCTCAACGTCTTTATTGTATCTCAAGACTTTTATATCTTGTCGTAATCTATAGAAGTTCCAAGCCTTAATTATTAGTGCATTTTTATGCTCTCTATCCATCTTGCTTGTGCCTGTTCTATCCTCTATCAATTTGTTTCTTAAAAGATAAATAACTTGATTAGTTACGTTTTGTCCTGTGCATAGTTCACTAAAAAATAACTCACAATCCGCAGAACTTTTTGAATTAAAATGAATAATAAAGCTACCGATTAATGATGGACTCATAATTTTTGCAAATTGGTGATAAAATACAACAGATTTTGCCGCAATATGAATGTAATAATCTTCATTATCATTAAATTCTTTTAATACTGATTGACTTGTTTGCTTTAAAAAACTATTACTGTTATGGCTACTTTTACCGCCATCATTTAAAATGTTTGATAATCTAATAATGGAAGGAATAATTGATGCATATTTTGCACCAGCAATTGTGAAAATATCTGAATCACTTCTTTTTGCTCCAATATCTAAAACGTCAAAAATACTATCTTCTAATTCAAAAGCAACGTACATTGTTAACTCAATATCTGCTTTAATAATAGCCATTAACCGATGTTGACCATCTAATAAACGATTTGTTTTTGATATTTTTATTAACTCCCCAGTGTTCTCTTTCCATTGACCTTTTAGCATATCAGCTACATATTGAGCTACAATTCTAGGCTTAACATTTCTGTTTTTGTCATTGTTTTTTAGCATTTGTTCCGCTACTTCCTTGTTGATTTTTACTAATTCTACTCTCATAATGTTTATTTATTTATTTGATTATTAATTAAAATTATTTGTGTTAATATCTTTCCTTTAAGACCAACACAATGATAAAATCCTTTTTCAGATGTTGATAAGTACGAAATAGTGTCGAAATTATAAATCGTAATACCTTTCATTTTGCTGATTCCGTCATTTTTAACGTAGCCATAAAATTCAAATTTTCTAACGTTGTCAGGAAAGTTGATTAATTTCGTTTCAATGGTCCGATATTGATTAATGTATCGTCTTAATGTTCTCATATTCTTAGTTGTTATCTTCGTAATTAACTGATTTTACCTTTACTCTGGGACTTCTAAAATGGTTAATTCTGCGGATAGTTGGCAAAGGTCGTTTAGTGTAAACAATAGTCACCTTCTCGCAGTTGTTGAGCTGTGCTTCAATGCTTTTAATGTTCCATAAAAATATTTCGTCTTTTTCTTTAACGAAATAATAGTAAACTTTCAATGCGTGTAATACCGTTGCGTGGTCTTTATTGAATAACTCACCTATTGCAGTCAAAGATAGCTCAGTGTTTTGTCTAATGAAGTTAAATGCTGCGGCACGTGCGTATACCGTTTCCCTTTTACGAGATGGTTTTATTAACCCGTTACGCTCGCAAATGTAAACCACTTTTTTTAAATCAATTTCCATTTGTTAAATCTTTAAATTGTTCTTCCATCCACGCTAAAAACGCTCGTTGGATATTGTTCTGTTGAATTATGGTTTCGTTGTCGGCAACGTCCATAAAATGCTTATCCTGGTTCCGGATCGTTCTAACAACATCGTTTTGTAATTGTTTTGCCTTGAATCTAAACGGAAAATCCTCAAGTTTATCGGCAACACTTGGAAGGATTGACATTATAACGGTTAGGTTAAAATCTTCTCTTGTCATTCTCGGATTTTTGACCTCTCCAGTGGCGAACCATCTGCGCAAGGTTTGGAGTTAGTTTTATAAATGTGTTTATTTTTGCTTTCATCTTATTTTGTTTTTAGTTCTTGTGAAGTCAATGCAAAATATAGGTTTTGAAGTTGGTGCAAAAACTCCAATTGATACCAAAATCCTTGAAAGTCGAATTTAAATATCTCATTCTCGTCTAAAGTAATTGTAAATGGCGAGTTGAAAATGTCATTCTGTATAATTTTGAAATGTGTTTTATCTAATTTATCAAATCCTAACTTCAATAACCATTCTTCTGTTAATGGGATTGGATGGTATGCATCTGCAAATTTAATGTTACCATTCAATCCTATTGTAATTAATCCGATACTATCATTTACATAATTACCAATTCTTAATTCTTGTGCTTTCATCGTTCTGCAATTTTTGTTATTACTCTAATTTTCTGTGAATCTTCTAGGTCGTAATCTTCAACAACTTCTAAAATCTCTGTTAAATTCTTTTCTAAACTTGCAACCTTTTTAGCACATTCACGTTCATTTGTCAAGTCGTTTACCAATACTTCTATTGAGCGTTCAAGTTGCTTAGATGGATTGTTTTCGTATGCTTCAATCATTATACACAACGTGACTAATGTATCTTTTAATTCTTTCATAATTCTAAAATTTGCGCTAATGTTTTTTGATAACTGTATTTTAATCTTTTAATTCCTGCTTCAACTATTTCAGTGTCTTTTAAAGTGAATCCGTTTGCCCCTGCGAGACGATTGTAAGCCTTCATAGTGTTTAAACGTTCAATCATACCCTCGTACATATTTAAATAGTCTGAGGCTCTTAAATGAAGTGTTTGTATTTTTTCTAACATATCAATTATTTAAGTATTGTGAAATTTTATCCTTTAATTCTCCTTCAAAATGTTCCATAATCAAGGTAACATCACCGCCTTTATGTTCTACTTTTAGGATTTCAATAACTTCTGGCGTTCCGAAATTGTTATCCTCGTCAATTGCTGCTAGGTAGTTAAACTCAATATTAAATTCAACTTCTTTAAATTCTATCGTTACATTCATCATACATATTGTTTTGTTTTGTCTTACAAATATATATAAACTTTTCTTTTATATAACATACATTCACGAAATAAGTTAATAATTACGTAGAACTACGTAGATAAACTAAGTAGAACTACGTAGATAAATGTATTAAATGGGAAATTTTCTGCTATCTATAACTTTGTTTGTAGGTCGAAATCCTTCGTGGCATAATCTATTAATGTCAATTGTTAAGATACGCCCTCCAATAGGCTTAATCGGTGCGCCACGTTCAACGTGCCAACCTTTAGAACCATCTTCATATTCCTCTTTATACGCCCCAGTCAACATTAAATGTAAATCTTTGTGTTTGATTTGATAGTCATTTCTATTGTCAACAATTTCCCTTGAATCATTACGTGCTGAGTTTTCGTGAATGTGACCCATTGCGAACACGTCAAAACCTTCATACAATTCAAGCGCACGTGTTAAATTGATTGCTCCTTTTGTTACAACACCGCCACCACCTGAGCCGTGAAAGTATTTTATTTTTGTGCTTAAAGTCATTGTTTTTGTGATTTGCTGTTTGATAATAAACCAACCGCCATAACCGCCTGTTTGAACATTCGTTCCATTTGTATAGTTAAGCAAGTCAACAAATCTTTGTAGTATATCGGTTTCTTGCCATTTAATTATTGCTGTTTCGTGATTTCCATAACCTATAACAGTTAATAAATGCGCATACGGTGACCACCAAGTAACAGCAGTTTCAACAACACTATCAAGATATTTAGAATTATTATGTTCGGGTCTTATATCACTTTTCGAGCTTCTTTTATCCCCTCTTCCCTGCATTAAACAGAACATATCACCGTTAATCATTATAGGCATATTCTCAGCAACACAATAATCTAAATGTCGCTTAAGATAGTTCCAATCACATTTAGGGTTGTCCCAATGTATATCGGAAAGCATTGCAATTTTAACGTTTTCGCCAATCATATCTAATGAATGAACGTTTTTATAATGTTTAGTTAATTTCATCAAGTGGTTTAAAGTAAAAAAAGCACCCGTTACAGATGCTTTTATATTAAAATAGTAGATTAGAATTCTCTTCGTAAGGTAAATATGAAGTTTTGCCGTTCTTTTTTACAGCTATTAACGCTTGCTTTCTATTCCTGCCTTTACGGTAAGATATGTGGAACCAACTTGCTTTGCCATTTATCGGAAATTCTGCAATCATTTGGTCAAACACAACATTTTCAATTATCCAATCAAATAATTCTTTATCGTGCAAATCAACATCCATCGCCTCACCTTTGCAATGCTGGCTTGAAACAGCCCCACCAATGCGAGAATTCACACGCAGTGAGCGAAAGCCTGACGAGATGTTAATTGGTCGTTTAATGTGTTCCCGTATAGGCTCGAAGACGTTTTCACACAATAGTATTGCTGCTGTTTTTTCAGCAAAGCCCATTTTATTAGATATACCGTGTTTCACAGCAGTAGATGAACGCTCGAATTCTGCAATAGTTACGTGTTTAGATAATATCATTTGATTGTTTTTTGTGCGTGAAATAATGCTTTGCCTCCAAATACAGCTGCACCAACACTAAGCAATGCGATTCCAAGCGGAGCTGTTACAACTCCCAAAGTTAGAATAGTTGCACAGGCAACACCGATAGCGGTTGCAATTTTACCTTTTTTTCTATCAGATAAAGGCGTTCTGTTTTTTATTCGTTCGATTAAATTCATACTTTTTTTATTTTTATGGTTAATTTTTCGGGAATAATAGCAAATAAATGTGAAGGAGATTCTGTTTTACGCTCGCTTTTCTGTTGGTTACGGATTTCGTACATCCTATCACTCCAACAATCTTCGAGTTTCGTTTCTAAATTGCCGACTCTCATCGTAGTAATCGAGAGCCAAGCGCACAACACTCCCGTCACTCCGTATTTTTTGGTTAATTCTGCTATTTCATTCATTATATCTTATGGTTTCAGCTTCAAAGTTAGTAAAAAGTACGTTGACTCTTGAATTTATCCGCTACTTTACATTTTAAAACCGCCTTTCTACTGAAATCTTTATACTCAATTTCGGGACTTTCAGATACGATAACGGGCAAATCTAAATATCTATAAGAGTGATTATGAGCGTTGTAATCTGATATAAATAACTCATTTTCCGAGATAAAAAACAACTCTAATAATGGGCGTAAAATACATTCATTTTCAGGATCGGTTATAATTTCGTAGTCGTTTAGATTTTCTCTGATTACACGCTTCATTTCTCGGTTGTCGTAGATAATGTTGTCTATTGCCATATTAGGTTGTCTATTGCCTAAGTAACCGTAAAATCTGTGAGTACTTTCCACGTTTGAATTTGTGAAATCTATACCGTCAATGGTTTGTTTACCGTTGAATATAGCACGCACTCGAGCCGTTTTAAGAGCGTTATGTATGCTGTATGGTAATAACTTATAATCACCCCATAATAACGTCCCTGATAAGCCCGAAATACTATATTCAATAGCAAGTGTATAGTTACCTTGACCGAATGTATTTAATATTTCATTCCAATCGCACGTTGCATAGAAGGCATTGATTTCATTTGGGAAAGTATTAATC